GGGAGGGGGAATATTCCCCCTCCCTTATTTTTTATCCTTCATAACCTTCTGGATATGGAATCCTATTTTTTGTACGATCTGCAGGGACTTTATTCATTGCCATCTTATATAGCTTCAGAAGTTCCTTCTTAAAGTTGACAAGATAAAGTCTCGTATGGGGAACGATGTATTTATTTGATCCGGTATCAAGTAGTTCAATATACCAATCCACGAGATCGAGTTTCGAAACAATATATCCGACGATAAGATTTTTATCAATATCATCTTTAATGGATTCAATTTCAATCTGAATATATGGAATGATGGATCGCGGAATATTTTTGAGCTTCTTCATTCCAGAAGATTCTCTCCAATAACGATCGCGATCGTTGCAAGCTTCAAGATCCCATTGATTTCGTGCATATTCAAGCTGAAGCAATTCCAGTTCATCATTATATGCACCGGATGCGAATTTCTCAACACATTCTTCGAATGCTTTATCTTTTTGAGGATTTAGAATGGATTTCACTTCATTGAGAATTTTATCCTTATCCGCAGAAGTCACCGTTCTATGTGCAATGCTCTTGAAGAAGTTATTGATGGATTGCATCATATCCTTATGCAACGTAAGGGTTTTAGGATCATCCAACTTTACACCACGGATATTGAATACAGATTCCATCGGCATTGCAAATACTTTGTAGAACGTCTGGTTGGTTCGAACAAAATTCTTTAGGTTTGACGGAATTCTGGTTGCCTGGTACATCAGTTTGTTTGTAACTGTAGAAGCTCCTCTATCATAATATTGTATAACGCGCTTTAGGAACTTTACAATTTCATCCGGCGATTTTGCATCCTGGAAAATGGATTTGGACATCCGAATCTTAATGGTTGGCTCTTTATGAAGGAATCCTCTGATCTGCTCCGTTCCTTCCACAAAGCGAGAAATAAAAGATTGATCCAACTTTGGAATGCGATAGGATACCACATTATCCTTTTCATCGGATAGTTCAAATGTTACCTTCTGAAATCCAGGAGCCCATTTCTGTAAAAGATCCTTACTAATAATTTCAGAAAATTCTTTCATCTGAGCATCTTTAATCTCATTTGATTGTTCAACAATGCTCTTTGCGATATTCATCAGCTTATTTAGCGCATTTTTATTTGTCGGGATATGAGAGGAAGAAGCTTCTGTTACGGGAAGATTCTTGACATAGTTCCATGACATAATAGAATTCTTAAAACTCTCCAAGCATAGATAAAGATTAATCTTATTCTTTGGAAGATTATCCGAAGGAAAGCAAAGATACATTCCCTTATCTTTAAGATAAAGATCCGTATGTGCGACGAGCTCAGTTAGAAAGGTCATTGTGTCATCATATGATACATCGGATGCCTCACCGCTCCCCACACAAATTCTACACGTTGTATCATCGTATGCAAATCCTTCAGTGAATAATGTAAACTGACTTCCGATTGCGACATATTTATTTATGCTTTTTAAACGATTGAATTCTTTTCGAATATTTTCAATCGCATCATAAATATAATCCTGGAGTACCGGAGGAATTCCTTGAATCATTAAGCTGGATGATTCTGGATCCGTTTCATATTTTTCAATATCCATAGATAGGACATCATTCTGTGCATCCATTTATATCCGCCTTTCATGCATCGATATCGATAACTTTAAATTCCAAACATTCTTTTCGTAAAATTGCAGCTCGTTTATTTGCCCATCTACGCAACTGTGGGATATCTGCATCAACCATGTCATACATGTAAGTTGCTCGCCCATCATCCCGAACACGACAACGACCACGAATCTGCGATGTTAAAATCCACGAACTGTATTGCGCTGCAACAATCAGTCGGGATAATCCCTTATAATCAAATCCAGTTCCAGCCGATTGAGGCGTCGAAACAAGACAATCACAAGTTTTTTTGTTATTTTCATTTTCCGCGAATGAATTATAGGAATGGATTGTTCCAACCGTTAAATCAGGATACATTTCTTCCATGATTGATTTGAACATTTCCGCAGAAGATATGCTTGGCATTAGGATCAATGTTTTCCCATAATCACATTCTTTAAATGCTCTTTTAATCACCTTGATCAGCTGCTTCATAAATGGAGTGATTGTTCCATCTTCGGGGAAGATCAGCTTGGAATATGTTGCGACTCCAATTCCGATCCGCGTCCACTTATCGGACCTCTCTGAATATCTCCATTTATTTGTAACCTTTTGTAATTCTTCTTTGGTGAGATGAGAATGTGCCCAAAACATTTTACAAATCGTATGGGGCTTCATACCATAAATGTTTCCCGGCTTACGATTCCAAAATGTTGGCGTCTTTTCTTTTTCTCGGAAAATATTAATATCCCCAAACATTTCCTGATAAAGTTTATTTTCTGCTTCACCAGAACGACCAAATGTCCCTGTAAGATATAGGTTGTTTGGAATATTACAACACCCATCGATATTAATAATATTCTGAAACCACATCTGGACTTCATCGATCACCTTAAACCCAAACTTACAATTGCGAAGAACATTTTCCATATCATATCGGCTGTTCAGTGATGCTAACGTCGGATGAATTGTAACTACGAACCATACATCTTTCGTTCGATGAATGAAATCTTCCGGTGTTCTCGCAATCAATACTTTAGATGGATCAACCTTAAACATTTCCGTCAGAGTATCCGCCCATTGTTGTCGAATCGATGATGTTGGAGCTATAATTAATGTTTTCAATCTCGCTGCGATCCCGCAATAACACGCCATGAAGGTATTATGGGTAACAATAAATTGTTCAGTGAGATATAGTTTATCGGGCGCATCAACAGATATGCATTGCGTTTCTGCTCGTTTAACAAGTTTAATATCCTTTATGATTAGATATTTGAATGGCTGTTGGCGATCTTTAATTAATGCAGCATTTTTTGCAATCGATAGCTTTCTTGGATGAGTGAATAACTTCTGTTTGAACCAATGCGGAACTCGTATATATACCTGAGAGCAAAACCCATCAACATACTTATCTTCTCTTTTATCCGGAGAACCTATTGTTGATGAATACCCAAACCCCCAAACTAATTCTTGGATTTGTTCCAATAATTTCTTCGAACAGGATGAATATGATACATTATACCTGATACCATCACATCGACTGATAGATCCATCAGTATCCATTAATCCTCGCATTAATTCAATCCGTGTCTGGTAATCATTAATCATATACATCTGCGGGATTTCTTTGTCCCTTGAGTAACAGCCAATCATTTCAGGAATATCTTTAAAGAAATCGGCAGTTTTTACAGGAGTTAAAGACTTATCATAAAAACGGTAACCATACCCGCTTTCATTTCGTTTGACAGTAAACCCACATATATCGGCAATCATGTTTGGAACAAAATTATCTCCAGATGATATACACAACTCAGAATCTGTACAACATCCATTTCCGATGAATGCACCCAACACGTATGGATGAATGGGAACGTCACGATGTGGATATTCTACCGGCGATGACAATAATGGGATTCTATAACGAAAATGCCATGGATTCCTCTTTGCACCAGTGCGGATATTATCCCGTTCGATATGTGGAATAAAAAACTTATAATCTTCCAACATATCTTCCGTTGACATTGTTCTAGGTTTATCTGACCAAGGAACAGTAACAGACCATAGGTGACTGCCATCGCATAACGCATACCTACCATCGTTAAAGCTTATACGATAGACATCCTTAACTCCTTGAGGATATACACCAGTTACGTTAACTGGGGATCCATTTGATCCAAAAATCTGATCGCCAACTTTAATATCTCCCATTCGAATAAATCCTGCAGGATTCGGTGCAGGAAGCTTTGTATCGAGGGTAATTCCTTTTCCAACCCCCGGATTTAAGACACCCGCTACCTTCTGTTGTTTTGAAATTTTATCCAATGCATATGAGATAAAATCTTCTTGTAATTGGTTACGGGGTTTCATCGGATGGTCGATGATCGGAATTCGATCATAATCCCAACAATCATTGGATTCATCAATCAGTTTGTGTTTTGGAAATAATTTCCCGATGGATTTCTCCATTCCTGTTGGTAAACAAATACGACGCTTTTCTTCATTTAAATAAATAAATACGTTATCCATTGTAGAAGCTAAATTTTCAATGTATCGCCGTTCATTATCTGTATAATTATCGAAGATCAATCGTGTCTTCTGTTTTATGATATCTTCCACACAATCACTTCCTCTAACAAATTCATTATAAAGTCGTAGAAGGCTTAATTGAAATGTGAAATAGAGAAAAGGGGTTTAAACCCCTTTCTCTTTTTTAATCATTTCATATAATTTTTTGGGAAATGTGCAATGTTGTTGCAGTCTACATGGGGTACATATCTGTGCATATTTGCACCCAATACAAGATTTACATATAGTAGGGAATGCTGCAATGGCACATAAATTTACAATTCGCCCATCCGGATATAATGTATATTGGTCCTGGCAATTAAAAATCCATTGCATCACTTGGTCATCAATCATGTTTCGGATCGTGCATCCGGATTCAATATAATGAAGATGAAATTCACACAACCAATCGTCAACGCTATCGTAGAATGCTTGCGATTGAGATGGATCAATTAATTGTTCAAACCGAATCGACTCAAGCCCTTTTAAATATTCCCATGATTGGATCCGCTGCACCATTTCAATGGGCGGTATGGCAATCAAATCTGGCGTTAATGTAATCATAATGATGAACGTTGCCTCTATATTGGACACTTCTTCCAAATTATGTAACCATGTGTTGTATTGAGCTGGCGTAAATCGTGCAGGATTCCAGGATGTTGCAAAGCCCTTCCCACGGAATAATTCCAATCGTTTTCCAGAGATATCCATCATATTCGTGGACACCGATCTCACATTTTTTGTTTCCAATGCTTTTATAAAACGATCTTCATATAGTGTGCATTCGCCACCAAATAATGTTACTTCCCCATCGAAATTTTTAATTGCATCCAATACTTTTTCTTCATTATATATTTCAACATTATCTGGTACTCCACAATGCGGGCAACGGAGATTGCAATTGGTCGTTAATATCGCATGCAGATGTCGCATTACATCCTCCTATACATTTTAGTGTTGCTATTTGGTTTTAATTTTGATCATAAAATAAGGAGGGGAATAGTCCCCTCCTTATTATGGATATTGGATCAATTCGTGGTGGCGCGGTTGTTGTAAATAAATTGAATATACTGATACTGTTGCATGATTGCATCGATGATAATTGCTGGCGTTGGGATTACAACAGCACTTACTGCTTTATTTGCAGCATTGAGCATATTTTGATATTCATTAATCTTACTCATATCTTTCTCGTTGGAAAGTTTTGATTTGATCGCCGAAATATTATTGATCAGATTCTCAGAAATCTGTTCCATCTGTTGCACAACATCATCGAGGTTTGTGATATTATTTACCCAAACAGGAATCGCTTGCGCAACATCGGTTGCTGAATATACCCGAGGCGTTGGATCCGTTCCATCATCATTGAATAGAATATAATTTTTGTATTTCTGTGGCGCATTGGATGAATCGTCTCCGTTAAACCAATCGTATACCTTCTGATCCCCATAGAAAGAAACCAATTGCTCTTGGTATTTTTCAAATGTATCAGCTGGGGCGATTGCCATCATTGCACGATTGGTGAAGTTGAATTTGATTGGATTCCGATAAACCAACCATTCTGGCATTGTAACAGTATCAGAAAGTTTAATATTCTGAAGCTCTGCTTTATGATCCTGCACCCATTTGATTGCAGCAGCAACACTCTGCTTCTTGATAAAATCACTGATGCGTTTTATCATTCCTTTGATCAGTGAAACAACCTTATCCAGAATATTGGATAGTGTTTTCTTGGCTGCATTAACCATATTATCGTTTGATGAATTCTGCTGTGTCGTTGAATCCTTCTGATTGTTTACTCCTTCCATATCGGATAGGTCAGAAGAATCCTCATCCGCTTCTTTGAAGAGAATCGAATCTTTAAATGCATCAAGGGTTGCAAGATATTCACTGCGCAGAGATTCTTGAATATAGAACGGCATTGCATAACATTCTGTAATGACATCGTTTACGAATGGATACTGCATCTTTTTATATGACTGCTCTTGTGGCTCCGTCGTAATGAAATCTCCAATATTGAGATCATATGGCTGCGGCTGTGGTTCATCTACACAAATGTCGTTGTACTGTTCCTCGATCATTCCAAACCGCTTCCAAATTGCTTCTCGTATTGGTTTGAATGTATTATGGACAATACCGAGACTTCGTACTTCATCGGATGTGCCGGACTGGGTAGTTGCCGTTCTATCATATGGAACTGCATAACCTCCAAGTGATCGATCACATGGGAGAGTTACTGCAAATAAATAAAGATCCAATGCAAACTTTTTCACAGCATCAACCGTCATACCACAAGGTACCGACATAACAATATTGCAAATTTCATCGGCAGGGGAAATAAAGGTATTCCCATCCGTTGAAATTGTTCTCAACTGCATGATTGCTTTTAGTTCATCAATAAACATCGAATCGAGTGAATCGAAATAACAACGATCGACATATGGGCGATTTTTCCCATTTTGACGACAATCATAGGAATGTTTTTCCAAAAGTTGATAGAGCGTATTTTTCTTCAACTCTTTCCCGAGAGAACGACTCGCCCATTCACCAGCAGTTACCTTTTCGACTTGATTGATGCTCCCGAGCTGGCATATAAATTCCTTCAATGTCGTAAGGAATGGGTTCATGTCTCCATTCAACCAATCCATATCTGTCTTCTTTGCAAAGATAGAAAGTCCTTTGAAATTGGAAGAGAAATCATTTACGGTTGCTTCAGTCACTGGTACATCGGAATCAAACCCGCGAACATATTCACCGAGCATCCAATTCTGCATCATATACGTATTGATTGCCACCCTGACATATCCTTCATGGAATATGGACGATAGCTTTGTAAATGTATACATATCGGCGACGATCAATGTATCCTGGCATGCCTGAACGGATGCATCAAGTGCTTTTAGAATGATTCCAACAATAGATGTATCTGCCGTTAAATTTCCACGAATGGAAGTAAAATAGGAATTATCAAGTGTTTCGGAAGGATGTACACTCTTAATTCCCATTTCAAAAAGTTGCCAAATATCTGACGTATCATGGATATTGAAATATTTCTGTAAGAGAAGACTCAATGTGTTATGGATATCCGCATCCTCATTCTTTGCATTTAAAATATCATTCGTTGCAAGAACGATCGATGCATAATCAAATTTCGGGAAGAGGAATGGTTGGATATCACGGAATGCCAATACTTCCTGTCCGACCACTGGCGCTGGGAGTGAACGGGCTTCGCTTACTACCATACGACCATAATCTGCATATTTCGAAAGTGTATCCGAAATCTCTCTTCTCGTATTAGATGTCATCCAATTAAACACACCATCTTTATATCTGGATAATTTCACAGAAATATCTGCAATTGCAAGTCCAATAGACTCAATATCATCTTTGAATTCAATTAGATCAATATAATCGTTCATTTATCGAACACTCCTTCTTAATAAATCAGCAGGTATCTTTTTCGTAAGGATATTAAAAAGGTGGTTTCGAAATGGCTAAAAAATACAGATGCGAATTTTGCGATTTTTCTGTTATTCCCAATGGAATCAAAAAGGGAGTGAAGTCTCCTAAATATATTATGGGTGAGCATTATGAAAAGATGCATAAAGAATCTCTCCCGGAAGATATGGACGGATTTCGATATTTCTACTATCTTCTAACCAAAAAAGATCAAGGATCTTGTATCATATGTAAAAACAAAACGGAATTCAATCGTGTTACGATGAAATATTGCCGTTTCTGTACGAATCCAAAATGCAAAGAAACATACAAAAAAGAAGTCGATGGTCGTATGTTGAAAAAGTATGGAAAAGTAAATCTTCTTGATGATCCCGAACAGCAGAAAAAGATGTTGGCGAATCGGAAGATTTCTGGGAAATACAAATTCCGGGATGGCGTTGAATTCGAATATACGGGAACATATGAACTCGATTTCTTGAAATATTTGGATCAAGTATTAAAATGGAAATCTTCTGATATCATGTCTCCTTCCCCTCATCTATATTCATATACATATGATGGTAAGGATCATTTTTATATTCCAGATTTTTTCATCAGTAGCATAAGCTGCGAAATCGAAATAAAATGGGATAGCAATGGGGTTCGAAATAAAGAATCCTGGGAGAAGGAACAAATCAAAGATGGATTAATGAAATCCATGGCGAATCTGTTTAATTACATAAAAATCTATAATAAAGATTACACTGAATTCAATGAATTTTTGAAAAATGGAGATGAATGATTATGGGTGATCTCGATATGTCCATCCCTAATTACATAAACTTCACAGCACGTACCGATCTTACCCCAGATGAAATTAAAAATCTGGAATCCATTCAGCAGACGCATCTGCCGATTGAACGGGTTGACCCACTGTTGGAGTTTAAGTATGCAGGAAAAATCACAAATGATGAATTTGAAACAATGACTGGTTTACCTTATTCTTTTACTGGAACATGAAAAAGGTGAAGGGGAGAAATCCCCTTCCCTTTTTTATTGATATATTATATTATTAATA